GGAGCAGTTAGCCGAATGAACTCTGGCAAAGTCGCAAAGTCTGACTTCATCGACCCAGCCAGCCTATCAGACTCAGACATAGAGGCAGCATACGAGGTCTACAAGGCCGCTGCTCTTGAGAACGAGTTCAAGGGAAGCCTAGAGGACCAGTTCGCTTCCCGCTTCAACTCTGAGAGAGAAGCAGAGATTGCAAAGGCTGAGGCCGCTGCTTTCGACGCACGAAGCCCTCTAGCAGAGATACAGAAATCAATCGCTGCTCTAGCAGAGAGAATTGACTCAATCGGAACACCAGCAGAGACTGGAGAAACTATTACCAAGAGCGACCAAATATCAGCAGTGGTCGTTCCTAGCACGGAGGACTTGGCGAAAATGTCATGGGATGAGGTTCATCACTTGGCAACAAAAGCCTTCAACCCGGAGTGAGATACTCAAGGAAAATAAAATAAGGAGATGATGAAAAAATGGCAAGAGACTACGTACGAACAGTAACAGACATGGAGCGCTACTACTATGGCGCAGGGAACGCAATGGGCTACTCATACACTGGTAGCGAACTACTCAAGGCTGACAGCCCAATGCTGTCATCCACCGCTGGAACATACCAAGCAATCTACGGACGCAAGGTATGGTCGCAACTGAACCAAGAGTTCAACGCATTCAGCATACTACCGAAGAAACCGTGGGACAGGTCGGGATGGCGTGTTATCACTGAGAAGCCTAACGCTGGTGCAGTGCACGGTGGTGTTGCAGAGAACGCAACCCTACCAGAGACTGTGAAGCCTACCTTCCAGCACGTGGCTGCAAAGCCGAAGACCATCGCACACACCTTTGACATGTCAGAGGTCGCAGTCTTCCTAGCAGACAAGGACGACGGAATGGGAGACATCCGCTCTGTCCTAAAGGAAGAGATGGGCAAGCACCACGCAGAGATGGTCAACGGAATGCTACTAGCAACTGTTGACGCACCAGCAGGGAACAACTTTGAGTCCCTTGACAGGGTTACATCCAACGCTGCTCTAATGACCACAGGAACTACTCACGTGTCTAGCAACGCAGACCACGACATCTACTCAATCAGCAGGGCCAACAACACTTGGTCGGATGCAGAGGTCGATGTAGACTCCAGCAATGCTGACAGGGTTCTGAGCCTAGACCAACTAGACCTACTCTTCCAGAAAATCTGGAAGCGTGGTGGAAACCCGAAAGTCATGCTGACTGGATATGACACTCTAATGAGACTACAGCAACTGCTACAGTCCCAGCAGAGGTTCATGGAAGAGAAGAGAGTCACCCCTACCTACAACGGTGTGAAGGGTGTACCCGGTATCGAAGCAGGGTTCATCGTAGCAACCTACAACGGTATCCCAATCATTCCAACGAAGGACATGGGAGTGGACACAACTGGTAACCTCAGCAAAATCTACTACCTAGACACTGACTACCTACACTTCTCTACGGCAATACCAACCCAGTACTTTGAGTCTGGTATCGAAACTGGTGACCCGTTCGCCATCAACAGACTAGGACAGGAAGGACTCTACCGAACTATGGGAGAAATCTGGACTACTTTCTTTGGAGCACAAGGGAGCGTGAGAAACCTCAAGTGAGGCTATCCGTGGAGATATAAAATAAAGGAGATGATGAGAAAATGACAGCAATAACACTGACGAAGAAATCTGGAGACGCAGGGGTATACTCCCTTCTCTTTGAACTAGAACTATACGCAGGAGCACTAGGCTCTGAAACACGATGGTTGGATGGAGCAGCAGGAACAGCGGGTAAGTACCCCGGAAACATCGATGGCTTCCAAGCAACCAACGATGATACTGTTAACACAGCAGGAAAGGGTCTGAAACTCGCTTGCTTCCAAGTGACCACAGTTATGGCCACTGGAGACATCG